GAAGAATACAACCGAGGCGGAACCGAGGTCGGAGTCGCACGCGCTCGCGACATCAGCAACGGCAAGAACTTATCCGACGATACCGTTAAAAGAATGCACTCGTTTTTTTCACGGCACGAAGTTGATAAAAAAGGACAGGGGTTCACTCCAGATGAAGACGGATTCCCATCCGCAGGCCGCATTGCATGGGCATTGTGGGGCGGAGACGCAGGGCAGACTTGGGCCGCTGATAAGGTCAAAGGAATGCAGGCATCGCAGCCCGAACAGATGAAAGTATCGCTCGCCGTTCGCGATACGTTCGGACGCATCACCGGCTTTGAAACAAAGCACGAACTCGTTATGCCGACTCCAGAAAAAGACGAAGAGCAAGACGACTTCATTGGCCGTTGCATGGTAAGCGGAACGATGTCGAGCGAATATCCAGACGAGAGCCAGCGCGTAGCCGTATGCTCTGCACAATGGGAGAAAAAATAATGATCACACACGGAATTGCACTCGAAGCAAAAAAGGCACTCATCACCGGCGTTCACCAACCCGGCGACGACTATCGGATCGCGCTTTACAGCGCATCGGCAAAGATCGGGCCGACGACAAAAGCCTACACAACCGAAGGCGAGATCAAGGGGCTGGGCTACAACGCTGGAGGCGTAGCACTAAAGGGACATCGCACAGGCATCATCGGCAAAAATGCTTTTATAACATTTGATGACGTTGTCCTAAAATCCGCAACCTTCGCCGCAGGTGGAGCGATGATCTACAACGCCAGCAAGGGCAACGCAACCTTGTGCGTTCTCAACCTTGGAGCCGAGCGGCACGTCTACGACGGCGCGTTTGAACTCAAATTTCCCAAGCCAACCGAAACCAGCGCACTCATTCTTTTAGCTTAAATATGAAACCAACCAACCCAATCGTCATCGACGGCAAGACCTACGATCTTTATACAATGACACTCGCAACAGCGAGTCGCTACAACTCGCCAGACCAACAGGACGCGAGCGTTGTATTGACGCTCACGCCGACACGCTTTGAAGGCGACCAAGTCGAGCAGTCGCAAGAAAACAATCGCACGGTTCTTTTCGGTTCGCTTGCCTCCGCTTCGCAACCAGCAGTCGTCGCGGTCGATGAAGTATCCGCCGCAATCCAAAAATTCATTTACGCGGAAGGGCTTTAAAATATGGCCGTCATCAAAGCTCAAGCATCTGGAAACTGGAGCGCAGTTGGAACATGGAGCGGCGGCGTAGTGCCAACGCTCAACGATACCGTCTACGCGAATAGCTTCACAGTAGCACTTGATCAATCCATCGACTTGACCGGCTCAACCGTGGACACATCTGGCTCGTTTATTCCGGGACAAATCTACATGGTCGTTTCGCTTGGAACGACCAACTTTGCATTGACGGCAAACTGCATTGCTCCAGGAACAAATGCAGGAACTCCGGTCGCGATCACCTCAGCAGTCGGTCAGATTTTCCAAGCCGTCAACGCAGGCACAGCAACCACCGGCACGGCTCGCCGCATGGGAGCTTTGTTGAACTACGTCAACACGCCGCTGACTATTGCAACGGGCGGCGGATTCACACTAGCGGCAAACTGGAATATCACGGGTGCATACATCCAAGCAGGCTCCGCGAATTGCTTGACCGTTTCCGCAGCCGCAAGCTCGACACTTGCTGGTTGCCGTGCAACAGGCTCGGCAGTTAACTTGTCGACTCGCGCTATTGCATTTTCATCAAGCGGAACATTAACGCTCGATGGCATTGTCGCAATCGGCGGAAGAGTGCCGGGAACAACCGCCGCAAACGGAGCGCACGCCATCGAGTCTACGTCGGCGGCAGGAACTATAGGTGTTACAAATGCCAGCACATTGACGGGTGGAAATAACTCCTTCGCCTACGGCCTAAACAACGCCAGCACAGGCGCAGTCACCATAACATCGAGCGCGGTAACCGGCGGGAGTGGAGGCTCCTCCACCTACGGCCTAAACAACGCCAGCACAGGAACGATCACAATCACATCTAGCACGCTAACGGGAGGGATTGGCACCGCTTCCTTCGGCCTAAACAACGCCAGCACAGGAACAATCACCGTCACATCTAGTACGATAACGGGCGGGAGCAACTCCAGCGCCTACGGTCTCAGCAATACCAGCACAGGAACGATCACAATCACATCTAGCACGCTAACGGGCGGAAGCGGCACAAACGCCTACGGTCTCAGCAATACCAGCACAGGAACGGTCACCGTTACTTCCAGCACACTAACGGGCGGAAGCGGCACCACCGCCTACGGCCTAAACAACGCCAGCACAGGAACAATCGTATCGACAGGCGACATCACCGCGACCAACTCCGCGAGTGGCTTATCCTCAGACAACACCGCAGCCAACGTCAAAATTAGCGGATCGCTCATCGGTAGCGCAAACGGAATATCTGCCATATATGCGTCCAAATATCTCATCGACCCAACTCCGACCACAGCAAAATTCCGGCAAGGCAAAAACGGATCAACAACATACAGCGATTTTTTCACCGCCGACAACAGTTTCGGACAAGCCGCCATCACAGACGTTCGCTTTGGAACCGTGTATGCAAGCGGAGCACTTACGGGCGTTGCATACATTCCAGCGGCGGGATCAGTTGCACTTGGCGTTCCCGTGGATGCGACCACAGGAACAGCAACGCTAACCGCAGCTGACGTCCGCGCCGCAATAGGCCTCGCCACCGCAAACCTCGACACTCAACTCGCCGCGATACCAACAGCGGCAGGGAATGCAAGCGCCGTCAGAACGGAACTCGCGCCGGAGCTTGTGCAAGTAACAGAGATCCACGCGATCCACGGACTCGATATCGCAAACGCGCTAACGGTAACGCCAACGCTACGCTCGGCGGGAGCTATCACACAGGCGATCACCGGAGACGGAACTACGAGCACGATAGTCACGCGAGTCTAAGCGTATGCTAGCTTCCCTGCTCATCGCAACGCAGGGCTTAATGCCAAGCCCGACGCCGATTTCAATCGGCGTGCAGGGCTTGTTATTCGTTTCGGTAGTCCCGCCAGTTCCTATCGCTCCGACCGATCTTCCTGGGGGTGGGGGAAGGCGTGACGAGCGAAGGGTAACGCTCTACGCTATCGGCAACAGACTCCGATATTCAGTCGGGAGCGTCGATATAAGCGCAGGAACGCGGATAAATGTAACAGGCAGCGCGTTCAATTCTCGCACTTCTGACGCTTCGCTTTCGATCAGCGCAAGCACAACAGCAAAAGGCAACCGAAACCATGCCGGCACGGGCCGCGCAGGAGTGTCTATATCGTCCACATTCGACGTCGTCGGATGCGAAGAAGAGAACGAACTTGAAGTTTATTTGATGGCACAAGCAGCGATGGAATTGATGGACAGCATTTGACATCCGCGCCTTCGAATGGATGTCATCGAAGGCGTATCAATAATTTCAATCGGCGAAGCGAAAGGCCACGGCCTATACGTTGACGAGCAGACTTTGATGGAAGTCAAAGAATGCGCGGAGTCATACAAGGGCGGCGTCAAGGTCAACCTAGACCACGGCGCAGGCATTAAAGACATCGTCGGTTTCGTAAACAATTTCCGCATCGTCGGATCGCAACTCTTGGGCGATCTCAACCTTCTCCAAACATCGCCAATGCGCGATTACGTCTTGGAGATTTCAAGCAAACTTCCCGACACGTTCGGGATCAGTATCGCATTTAGCGGGCCGATCCGTGAAGTGAATGGGATGGACTTCGCGAGCTGCACCGAGCTTTACAGCGCCGATCTCGTGCAAACTCCAGCCGCAAATGCGACCGGGCTTTTCAGTTTTACCGCCAAGCAAGTTGACAAATTTTTCAAACAAATGGAAGACGCAACAATTGAAATCGAACCAAAGGAGGACGAGGTCAGCATCGCCGACATCGTTTCTCGTCTCGCCGCTCTTGAAACCGCCTTCGGCGACTACAAGAACAAAATGGAAATGCCAGCCGAAGATCCAGCCGCAGAGCCTATGAAGGAAGAGATGGCCGCTGAACTCAGCGCAATTTCCAAGCTCGAAGCCAAGCTCGACACGATCATCTCGAACTTCGGAGCCGCTCCAGTAAAGGCTTCGGTAGTAGCTGAAGAGAAAGCCGAAGAGAAATTCGACTTGAAAGCGATCATCACCCAGAAAACCGAGGAACTCGGCAGCCGCACCGAAGCGATCCGTTTCGCAATGCGCAACCACCGCGAAGCCTACATCGAAGCCCGCGACAACAACCAACTCAACTTTTAATCCACCTAATTTATGGCAACACAAAACGACCTAGGAATCCGGAGTTTTAACTTCGCTTCCGCTATCAGCGCCAACACTCTCGTGAGCGTGTCAGGCGACAACGCGGCGCAAGCCGCATCAACCGGAGCCGCAGCAATCGGAGTTGTCCAAGACGACACCGCAGCCGCTGATCAAGGCGCCGTCAAAATGTTTTTCCCATCGCAGTTCGGCATCGTAGCCGCCGCCGGTATCGTTACCGCAGGCAGCTCGGTCTTCGCTGTGACGAACGGAACCATCGTCGGAAGCCTCGCAGCCAGCGCAGCGACTCTCGGCATCGCGATCAACAGCGGCGTAGCCGGTGACATCGTCGAATACGTCCCTAAGTTCAACCAATAATTTAACTACCCACTATGGCACTCTCATACACAACCATTCGCGCAGACATCGCCCAGGCTGTCTTCGAAGGTCTCAGCAACAAAAACAATTTGTTCATCGGCACAGAAGTCATGCCCGTGTTCAGCTCAGACGTTCGCTCCGGCGCATATCTGAAATTGAACCTCGGCGACTCCGAAGCCCTCAACGACGACGCACTCAAGATCGCCGCCGGTGCTGGATATCCCCGCACAAGCCGCCGGTTCACAAGCGACTCGTTCGACGCTATCGAATACGGTCTCGAAGAGGTTCTTCCTGACTCCAACCGCCGCGATCTCGACAGATTCTTCGACACCGAAGTTAACATCGCCGCGATGTTGCTCCGCCAGATCCAAGTCAGCCACGAGGCCCGTGTTGCTTCCGCAGCATTCGCCGCCAACGGCCTGACAGCGATCAGCGCCAGCGCAGCCTACACCGAAGCGAACATCACCAGCTTCGACGTCCCCGGCGACGTTGCCGCAGCCAAGCTCGAACTCGCCAAATACGGCGTGCTCGCGAATACATTGATCATGTCCATGCCTGTGTTCGAGCGCATTCGCCGCTCGGCCAAGGTTCAAAACCAATTCTTCGGCATCGTTCCTTCGGATCAAAGCCGTCTCTTGAGCGAAGGCGAAGTGGCCGCCGCTGTCGGAGTCGACCGCGTTCTCGTTGGTCGCGCCCCGAAAAACACAGCCAAAAAAGGCCAAGTGTATTCGGGCGGGTTCATCTGGAGCAACACCTACATGGCCCTCGCCAACACGGTTGGTGGAGACTTCTCCGGCGGTGGATTCGGCCGCACGATTGTATGGGCTGCTGATAGTCCCGTGCCTTTCGTCTCCGAAACCTATCGTGACGAAGCCCGCCGCGCCGACGTTCTCCGCGTTCGTCAGAACAGCGCCGAGAAAGTCATCGACGGATCGAGCATCATCCGCATCACGACTGGATTCTAAGATTCCCCGCAAGTAGCATCGGAAAAGCCACCTCGAAAGGGGTGGCTTTTTTGTTTTTGTTGACATATACATCAAGAGTAAACATGAACAAAAAAACGAAGCTGGTCGCAGGCTTAATTTGCGGCAACGAAGAGCCGCGCATTGAGCGATGCGTTAAGTCACTCCAACAGATATGCGACGAGATTGTTGTCGTCCGCGCAATCGGAGCACTCAAGCCAGACCGCACGCTAGAAATAGCAAAAGAACTTGGATGTCACGTTGACGAATATCTCAATTCTCCGCTAGTGGCCGACTGGGAACACCTCGACAACTTCGGCGAAGCTAGGAACAAGGCATTTGCCAAGGCTTACGAACTCGCCGGTAAGGAAGGCTGGGTTATGTGGGCTGACTGCGACGACATCATTGAACCGGCAATGGTCGCTCCTACGCTCGCCGCGCTTGAAGAATGCCCACCAGAGCAAGACTGGATTCTCACCGACTACGTTATTCCAGAACAAGGCAAACGCGCACCACGCGAGCGATTCTTCCGCTACCACACGGCATGGTGGCATCGTCCAGTTCATGAAAACGCGCAGCCTACAAAGGACGTGCAGGTCTATATGCGCCGCGACTTGGAGATCACTCACAAGCCGCCGCTAGGGCATCGCAACAGCAGCGAGCGCAACCGCCGCATTCTAATGCACCAAGACAGGATGACTTCGCATTTTAAATTCTATTTGCACTACGAGAACTTCATCGCAGGAAACAAAGAACTCGCTGCGAAATACGGCTCCGAGGCATTGGCATTGAGCGATCTGGACGGCGTTAATCGCTACGAAGTATTGTTAAACTGTGCAAACCTGACATCAGGTGCAACATCGCTCAACCTTGCACGCAAGGCTAGAGAGCTTGAACCAAAGCGCCGCGAAGCCTACGGGCTAGAAGCCAGCATTTTGCTTGATGATAAAAAATACCAAGAAGCGCTGAAAGTGGTAGAAGAAATGCTCGAAGTGCCGACGCCTAAGTTTCCGCAATGGACGCATCGGAAAGAGTGGTATGGATGGAAGGGAGATCAACTCTACGCATGGGTGCTCCGACTTCTCGGACGCAACGAAGACGCGGAAGAGATCGAGCGTGAAACGCTGGCAGGGTCGGACAAGCCTAAGATTTCGCTAGTCCATGCAACGCGAGGAAGGCCGGTGGAGGCCGTTCAATGTATGACGCTGTGGCTTTCCCGCGCAACGCATCCAGAGCGCGTGGAACATATCTTTGCAGTCGATCACGACGATACTACGGCTGACGTTCTAAAACGATTCCGATCTGTGACGCAAAAAGACCAAGGGTATTCCGTCGGAGCTTGGAACTTAGGAGCGGCCAAGGCGTCGGGGGATATTATTATACAACTTTCGGACGACTGGGAATGCCCGCCGGGCTGGGACGAGATGATTGAGAATCGTCTCGATATTTCAAAACCGCAGGTGCTTCGGATATCGGACGGATATAGAAAAGACGAATTGCTTTGCATGGCAATTCTTACACGCAAATATTATGAGCAACATGGACTATTCAACGCAAGATTCCGAAACGTATACAGCGACACCGATTTCACCTTTCGTGCCGCGAAAAATGGGGCGATTGTTGATGCTCGTGACATTGCTATCGTACACCACCACCCGTTTTTTGAAGATCGTCCGCTCGATGCGACATATCAGCGTGGAAACGATCCGGCAGAATATGAAAGAGCGAAAGCAATTTTTGAAGAACTCCACGCGAAATGAATAAAGACGTCACGTTGATCGTATTTGAAGGCCTAAAATCAAGGCACGAACAAAGCGGGAAACTATTTAACCACCTTTGCGGCTTGGGTGGGTTCGGTGACGCCGTTTACATCGCGGAGGATTGCACATATCAGCAAGCGATGCACTGGGAACTGGGTCGTTTTGCCGACTATTTCGACACTTCCCACGCGCTCATTTGCACGCACGACGGCTTCATTGCAAACCCGCATCTATGGCAGGATTCATGGCTTGAATACGATATGGTAGGAGCGCCTTGGCCTGCGTTTTGGAACGTCGGGCATCGTGTCGGCAATACCGGCTTCACACTCCAGAGTCAGAAATTCTTGCAGATGGCAGCAAAGGCCGAGGCGCTTTGGAAGGGCGAAGCGGGAGATGTTTTCCTTTGTCGCACAATGGAGCAAGGCTTCCGAGATAACGGCATCAAATACGCTCCGGTTAGCGTAGCGGCAGCATTCTCGTGGGAGCATTACGTTGAGGAAAATACCGCAGGGCCGGATCGCTCCTTCGGATTCCACGGATGGGTGGCAGGAAAAACGCGGGAGCAATACTATACGTTTTGAATATTTTAATCGTTTACCACTTGCGACTCGGAGACATCGCGCGTTGCTTGCCGATCGCGAAGCACTTCGCAGATCAAGGACATAATGTCATGTTTGAGTGCCTGCCAGAATACCATGGTCTTTTCGAGATGGTGGATTATTGCAAACCGCTCTATCCGCAGAACGATCACAGCGGATTTCACCGCATCATCAACCTTCAAATTTGGCCCGACTTGCACGAAGATTTTTGTGCGAGCGAGCTGGGCTGGAGTGATTACGTTTACGGACTATTTCCAGAAGGAAAAGACATAGACCGACAAATAGTGCTCAACTCTCCCGCAATAGTTACACCGCCCGAACTCAAGTCTTGGGTTCTTTGTTTTCCAACTGGATATTCACAAGACAAAAAAATTCATCCTGCCGAAGTCATTCAAGTCGCGCACCAAGTCGCCAACGGCAGGCCCGTTCTTTGCGCTGGGAAGGCCGCTCACGGGATGGCAGAGTTTGAAAGCATAGAATATATGTGCGCGTATATTCGAGACGCGCAAGAGGTGGTTACGATCAATACTTCGACAAGCATTCTTGCATCCGCGCTCCGCAAAAGCTGGGTTCACATTTCGGACAGCCCCAAGCACGATTTCAAGCACCCGAACCAACGCCGTATCGAGCGCAAGTTTTGACGCATCGTCCCTTTTGTGGGACTGCTCGATATATTTACAAACGACCTAAGCGCGATCATGAACGAGTTGCCGCTTGCGGTCACGTTCGGAGAGCGCAATTTTCTTGCGAACCGCACAACATACAAGCGCGACAACAGCCTAGCGGACGGCGGATTCATGGACTCGGCGTCCATGACCATAACGGCGATATACGACTCGTTCGTTCAGACCATTTCTCTCGGTGATGTTCTCGTCATCGGTGGTCGGCGCTTTCGCGTTACGTCCGCCGAGCTTTCCCAAGACGCCGTATCGGTAGATTTCACGCTTGAGGACATTAACAAATGAGCATCTTTTTCCCAGAAGACGAGGGACGCGAAGTCCCAGAAGTAGACTATCAGCCAATACTCCGCACCGAGTTGGTAACGGGCGCAGCGGGGCCGACCGGAAGCCAAGGCCCAGCGGGGCCGGTAGGGCCGGGGGTCATTACGGGGGGCTTCACGGGGCAGGTGCTCGCGAAGAAAACCAACTCCGACTACGACACCGAGTGGATCACGGGCGGTGGCGGCGGTGGTTCTGCAATTTGGGGTGGCATCGCTGGCACGCTTTCCAACCAACTCGATCTTCAAACGGTTCTCGATGCAAAGGCTCCATCGTCCGGCATTTCACCAAGCGCAATTTCAGGGACAGCTGTAATTACAACAGATCCACGCCTAAGCGATTCGCGCACTCCCACAGGCGCAGCGTCGGGCGATCTTGGTGGGACGTATCCATCTCCAAGCGTTGTGAGATTGCAGGGGTTTTCAGTTGCGACGGCAGCGCCGATTACTGGTCAATCTTTAGGTTGGACTGGCTCGGAGTGGAGCGCAGTCACGCCACTTTCAGTTGTATCTTGGGGAGCAATAACTGGCACGCTTTCAAACCAGGCCGACTTGCAAAGTGCGCTTGACGCAAAGGCACTCAAGATAACGGCGATCACGGCAGGCACAGGGCTGACAGGCGGCGGAGACTTATCGCAGTCGCGCACGATCGAGATGCTTCCAGACGTTCCTGCGGACTCCCTTAATTTCAACACGGCAGCGACCGAAACGGCCGCTATCGGAAAGATGTTTTGGAACACGACCGAAGGCACTCCGCAAGTCGGTCTGGCAGGCGGCAACGTGCAGTTGCAAATGGGATCGATGCTTGTTGCCTACGTTCGCAATGCCGAGGCGACAACTCTAAATAAGGGAGAGGTAGTTTACTTATTCGGCGCAACAGGCAACCGCGCAAGCGTAAAAAGGGCATCAAATGTTGGCGATCCAACGTCATCTAAAACGATGGGAATCGTTGCCGAGAGCATCGCTTCAAACCAAGTTGGATTCATCGTTACGCAAGGCGTTCTTGATGGTCTTTCTCTCGGATCACCTTATGTAGCTGGCGACTCAATTTATCTCGACACGACCCCAGGCGCATTCACGAGAGTTAAGCCAACGCAACCCGACCACATTGTTTTTATCGGAGTTGTAGAACGTGCGAATGCTGGCAACGGACAAATTTACGTAAAGCCGCAAAACGGATTTGAGCTTGAAGAATTACACGACGTCTTGGTTACTTCGGTGCAAAACAACCAAGCCATACTCTGGAACTCAGCCGTTACGCTTTGGACAAACTCAACTTTGACCGTCGGCACGATCAGCGGACTCTCAGCGGATCTTAGCGAAAAGGTCGGATCGGTAACGACCGGCATCACGGGCGCAACACAACTAACGAATATGATGCAGATCACGTCCGCTGGGTATTCTGCCATCACTTCGCCA